ATTACCTTTTATATTTATCTTTATATTCTTGTTTTTTCTTTTCTAATTCTTCTTTACTTATAAAAGTTGAAAGTAAAATAATAAACAAAACTGGAATAATTAAAGGACTGAAAACAGCAAGCCAACCCCATTGAACCAATTCTGTTAATTTTAAAACTAAAAAAATTAAAAATAATGTTGTAAAAATATTCATAATATCACCCTATAATTTTATCTATGTATTCTTGATTTTCTTCTTCAAATTTCTTTAAACTTTCTTTTAAAGCATTAAATGATTTTTTACCTTTTTCTGTTAATTGTTCTTGGTGGTATTCCAAATTAATTAACTCATCTTTTAAGTGTATATATTCTGCTATACTTTGTGGATAGTCAGTAATAACACCATTAACTAAAACATCAATCATTTTTTAAAGTTCCTTTCTATCCAATCTTTTTTTTCTTCATTGTATTGATTACAATCTTTTAAAATTTGTTTAATATCAATACCCCATTTATATAAACTTTCAAATGTTCCATCTTCCCATTTTGGAGCATTTTTACAAGAGTCTAATTTTGGTAAAATATACTCTTTTTTAATTTCTTGTTGAGCAATAGTATCAACTTTATCTGGTTTATTTAATGTTGCACAACCTTGTAAACCAGATAAAGATAATAAAGATAAAATAATAATAATTTTTTTCATATTAATCCCTTTTTAACCAACTTAGATCGATATTTAATCTAACTATTTTTTGTATTTCAGTATCTATATTTTGTTTTTGTAATTCTAATGTTTTACTTAAAATATTTATACTTGTTCTTAAATGTTCTATATCTTCTTTTAATTCTTCCATTTCGTCATAAATACCTAATTCTTCTCTATGTTCTTTAAAAACTTCCCAATTAGGAAACATTATAATATAACAATTTAATTCTTCTTCTTTTTGTTTTAAATCTTTTTGAAAACCAAATAATTTATTTTTGTTTAAAAAATATTCTTTTGATTTAATTTCTGCAATTTTTTCTATTTCAACAATCTGATCCTTTAAAAATTTCATTGTGTTTTTAATTCTTGCATTATCAACATAATCATCTTCATCCCAACTACTCATATTATTCACCATTTTTATTATTATTTTTTATGTATTTTTTTGCAAATACTCTAAACCCTTGTGTTTCCATAATAGAAGATAAAAATATCATTTCTATTTTTTCTATATCTTCTTTAACTTCTGGATCTAAATTTTCAACAATTAAAAACCAAGTTCTTAAATTATCTTTAAAATTAGATTCTTTTAATTTATCTAATTTTTCTTTTATAAAATCTATACAAATAGTTTGTTTTAAAGAAGTTGTTAAATCTCTTAAATCTTCTGTATATTTTCTGTATAATTTTTGTTCTAAATTTTCAATTATTTGATCCATATTAATTATCCTCAAAAAAAACTATTGGTCCTAAATTTTCCATTGGAAAACCAAAATTAATAAAAAACTCATCACTACTCCATTTTAAATAACATCCATATAATCTAATTAAATACCCCTCTGTTTTTATTAAATTATAATCAGTATAAAAAGCAATATAATCATATAAATCTATACCATTTTTATTAAATCTTTTTTTATTTTTAATATAAAAACTTTCATAATCTTTTAATATATAATGCAAAAATTTCTCTGTTTTATTTATATTAACAAAATTTAAAAGTCTAATTAATTCTTTTACATTTATTTTATTATTTTTATATGATTTATAATATTGTTTAATTTGTGTTAAGTTTATTTTATGTTCCATATTATTAACCTTAATTTTTATTAAAAAAATCTTTAAATTTAATTTTTATTAAAAAATTCAACTTCTTTTTTTTCTGCTTTACATTCTTTATTAACTAAATTACTTTTACTATTTTTTAAAATTTCATTTAATTTTTTATTAGTTTCATTATATTGTTGCTGTAATAAATCTCTTGTTTTTTGGGCTTCTTCAATTTTTTTATTTTCAATATCTGCTTGTTCTTTATTTTCTTTTTTTATTTTTTCAACTGCTTCATTATATTTTTTATCTAATTGTTCTTGTGTTATTTTTACAGCCTCGTTATAACCTTTATTATATACAGAATTATAAAAAGATTTATAACTAAAATATAAAGCAAGAAACAAAAATAAACCAATTAGAATATTTCTAATAATTTTATTATCCCATAAAAAAGTTTTTAGTAATGTTAAATAAACCATAATTAAGTTTCCTTATTTTAAAATATTCTATCATAAAAAAACAAAAAGACAATCGTTATTGATTGTCTTCTGGTAATTAATTTAGTTATTAAATTATGCATTATTTACATAAAATCTAGACATTAATTTTAAAAGTAATTGACTTGGAACTTTATGCTCACTACTAAATCTTGTTCTTCTTTCTTCTTTTGTTACCAATTTATATTTTGGGTTTTCTCTAACAAATTTAGTTGAGTTGTGTTTTCTCCATAATTTCATAATCATCTCCTTATAGTTATATTATGTTTAATAATTATACTGGTAAAATTTCCAAATGTCAATCATTAAAATAAAATAAATTGCAAATAATTTTACAAGGCTTTTTTAATTTTATTATACCAATTTTGAACTTCTGCCAACCCAAATGGTGTTTTAGAATAATTACCAGCAACTATTTGTCTTGTTTCCAATAAAGTTTTTTTAGTATTTATTTTATTATGTTGCCAGTATGCCATACTTGCTATTAAAGCATACTCTGGTTTTTCTAAAAGACTTGGGTTTTTTATAAAATCAATACCACTTAAATCACTGGCAATTTTATAATTATTTCTACCAGTAATTTGTATAGCACCTCTTCCAAAAAATAAACTGCCATCTTGGGGTGTTACGGTATTACCTAAACCTTTTGGAAATATATTATCGTTATAAACAAGATTAGCCAACTTTTCACTATTTCTTAAATAATCATTTGGGTTATATTTTGCTGTTGCTGGAAATCTTACTGGGTCAAATGCTCTTGGAAAAACAACCTTTAATCTATCTGCTGTTGTATAATATAAACTTTCTTTATAATTAGTAAAACCACCAGACTCATTAGCACAATTAGCAATAAAGAAAAATGCATTTTCTTGGTCAGTAATTCCAAATTTAACCAAATTATCATTTAAAGATTTACCTATTGCCAAGTAATCTTTAATACCTATTTTTTTTAATAAATTTATATAGTCCATAACTTACTCCTTATTTTTGAAATGTTCTTAAATAAATGGTTATACCTGGGATAATAATACCAATAAGTTTTAAATATTCGTTATTACTTCCTTTAAAAACATCAGTAAATATATTTAACATTTCAAATACAATTAAAGCAATATTTAACATAACTGTCTTACTTTTAAGAAAGTCATTTATTAACCTTGTTTTTAATGGTATATGATTACCAACTTCTGCTAACTCTAATTGATAATCTGTTATTTGATTTTTAATTAAAGATATTTGATCTTGAACTTTTGGATTATTTTTATCCAAAGTGTTTAAACTTTCTAATAAAGTTTTTAAAGTTGCTATTTGTTCTAATATTCTTTCTTTTTCCTTAATATCCATTTTTTCACCCACAATATTAATTATTTTTAATATTATAGATTTTTTAAATTTCAATTACCATACGGAAACAAAAAAAATAAAACCCCAAATTGGGGTTTATTTTTAAAATTTTATTGTTTGTATCGGTTCTTCTTGTTTTTTCTTCATTTTTGTTTTATATAAAAAATTATTTTCATAATCAAAATATATATAGTATGTTACACCTTTGAAAATATTAAATTTATATTCTTTTTTTTTATAAATTATTTTTATTATTTTTTCTTCCATTTAAACACCTCATATAACATTAGAGGCATTTGATAAATATTTATCTGTCCATCTTTTCCAATTTTCACTTTCTATTTCAATTGAAAATCTTAAATCAACATTTATATTTTCTTCATTTGTTTTTTGTGTATGATTGCTTGGGTTTGCTTTTAATATTTTTAATTCTTGTTCCATTTCATTTTTACTTAATCTAAAAAAATAGCACTTAAAAGAAACCTCTGGTCTACAATCAAATGCTATAACATAATAATGAACTTTAACCCAAGTTCTAACTTTAATGACATTTAAAGAGGTATTAACACCGTCTATTATACTTGTTTTAATTTCGTAATTATCACCAAAATTATCTAAACAATCACCACAGTCGTCACTTGCTTTACATTTTTGAAATTTTAAATTTTTTATTACCCTATTTTGTATTCTTGTTCCGTAGTTTTGTGGTGGTAAAGTTCTCATTAAATTTATAAAATCTTCTAATTCCCAATCAAAACCCATTTCTTTATTTTCGTGAGCCTGACTTCTTATTTCGTGTTGTTGTTTAACAAACTCCCTTAAAAGTTCTTTTGAAATATCCATAAAAGCCTCCTATTATTATTTTTATTGCTTTATGTAATTTTATTTTATACTGGTAAAATTCTTTTTGTCAACTATTTCCTACAAAAAAATAAATCCCCTAAAAAAAAAGAGGATTAAATTTTTAACATTATTTTAAGAAATGTTGATATACTGTATAAGCAAAAGAAATTAATGATGTTGCTATTGTTGCTATAATTGTTAATGTTTTCCAAGAGGCTATTTGTTTATTATCAAAACTTTTTAAATCATTAATACTTAAAGATATATCATCAACAGATTTTTTTAATTCTTTAAAATCACCCTGCAATTCTCTTTTTAAATCTTTAATATCGTTTTTTAAAGTATTAACCTCAGTTTTAAAATCTTGTTCTACTTTATCTTGTCTTTTACTCAAATTTTCAATTTGGTTTTCTAATTTACCTAATTCTCTTTCTACATTTGTTGTCATTTTATACACTCCGTTCTTTTAAAATTTTAAATGATAAATTTATTTTATTGTATATATATATCAAAAACAATATTTTTTTAATTGAAAGAAATAAAAAAAATACCACATAAATAAATATATGGTATTTTTGTGTTAATTTTAAGATTAACGGTTAAATTAACGGATTGGATAAATACGTAATCTTAATTGCCAATTGGCTGGTGTTAAGTCAACTATTGTAAATGTTGTTAATGATTGGGCTTTAATTGCTGCGTCTAAAACTACACCTACTGATGAACCATTAGTATTATATGCTCTTACTGTTGCTGGATAACATAAAGAAGTTGCACCAACTGGGCCTGTTAAAATTGGTATAATATCTCCAACTGCATAACCATTCTCTGCTGTTAAACATCTTAAAAAAGCATCATATCTATAACTTGAAGATAAATTACCAGTTGCATTTTGAGTACTCCAAGGGGCTGTAAAAATATTTGATTTTGATAAATTACCAGCCACAGAAATAGAACCCTCATAAACATTATAAAGACGAGGTAAATTAGATTTTGTACAATCTACTAATAAAGTAACTGCACCACCAGAAGTTGTAAAATAATATAATACACCAAGCATATTATTAGTATTACTTGCTAATGAAGTTACATAAGTTACATAAGGTGTTACGGAAGTTGCAATAATATAACCAGTAGAATTATTTGGTAAAGTTACTGTTGTTACTGCACTAAAATTTTGAACAAAAGATGAAGTGTATTCAACAGGATTACTAAATGTTGCTCTACCTTGTCTAATTGAAACTACTAAACCAGCCACATTTGTAACTTCCCAATCTGCTTGTGTTACATAAGTGTTACCACCACCAGCCAAACTATTTGCACTACCAACTGGAAATAAAGCAAATAATCTTTCATCAGTAACAGAAATTATTTTAGTTGCATCAGTTATAACTTTTGCTAATCTTATTTTACCACTTGCTGGAACACTTGTTGAATTAAGTATTGTATTTGTTGATGGATCAAAATAAACATAATTAGTAGTTGATGCTGTTACAGTTACAGTTCCATCTGCTAATGTTATTAATGCCCCACTACTATTTTGATAATTACCACCCCAATAAGCATACTGTAAACCAGTAGTGTTTTGAACTCTCCAACCAAAAGTTGATGGTTGATTTAAAGCCATAAAATTTTCATTTATAATAGTTTCTTTTTGGGCTTGATTTGTTGCTAATGTTCTCATTATATATTCCTTTTTTAAAAAATTATATCAAAATTATTTATAAAAACAATCTTTATAAAATTGCTTTTGCTCCATATCCTCTACCAATTATTTTATTAGTTTTATAAATAATCATATAAATAGTTGATTGAGTAGATCCAAAGTCTGCTGTTTGATCAGTAGAACTATAAACAAAAGTTGTAGCATTTACACTTAATGTTCTTTTAATTGTTGTAAAAGTATTATCACTGTAAATATCAATTTGATAATAATCACCATCTGGATCATAAACATCTTTATAATCAACCATTGGGGCAAAACCTCTTACTCGTTTATTAAATTTAACATTTAAATCACCAGAAGTAGTTCTAATTGCTTGAATATTATTTACAGAATAAGGTTTTAAACCAACACCAGTATTAATAAATTGAGTATATTGTGTATTTAATAATGTATCTTTAAATGAAACATTTTTAAAATATCTTGCAATATTTAATTGTGATTGGTCTTTTAATATTCTTTGTATAGTTTTACTTGAACTATTTAAAATAACAAACTGATCACCAACTTGATGAGTTCCTATAAATTGTTCTGTTCCAAATCTTCCACGATAGAAAGTATCTAATTTATATGTATCAGTTCCTATTAATGTAGCATTTTTAAATTGTAAAACTTCATTACCTATACAGCATAAATTATAACCTTGATCTAATTGATCGTCAGTAATACTTGATAATGTTCCTCTAAACATTTTAATAGTAACACTATTTAAATAATCACCAATATTATTATAAGTATTTTGTATAGGGTCATAAGCAACAGTAAAATCATCTAATTTTGTTAAACTTGTCCCAGATGTAACTTCATTAAAAAAACTTGCTTGCTCTACATAATTGCCATTGCTTTGATCAGAAACAAAAACTGTTGAGCCAGTCCAAGATAAACTACTATTTTGTCTATTAGAGGCAACATAAACACCAGGATTATCATCGCTGTTTTGTAAAATTGGTAAATCTAACCAAAATAATTTACTTGTTGATATTACTGGTATTTGTTGTGAAATATCACCACCAGTTGAACCACTATTAATTTGAGTAAATACAGCACTATCTTCAGCAACTGCTGTCCACTTAATAATACCCCCTCCTTTTTCCTTTTTAATTAATTTCATTGTAAAGTTTTCGGTATCACTAACAACATTAATAACATCGCAAGGTTCTAATTCGATATAATCATAATTAGTTGAGAAAGTATAAGTATATCTATTTATCCATTGTTGATATAATAAACGGTCTGCTATTTGTTTTGCTTGGTCTGCATTAAAAACCATTGGTAATTCAATGTTTTGTATTTCGTTTGTTTCTACATTTTCATATTTTGATTCTTGTGTATTATTTTGATAATCACGATCAATATCAGCATATGTTACATTTACCATTTGAGGTAATTCTAACTCCATTTTGCTTTCTGTTGTTATATCTGTTTCAAATTTAATATCTGGTGAATAATTAACAGCACTCAACTCGGTTACTTTTATTGTTTTAACTGAGTTACTTCCATTTTTTCTAAATTTAAGTTTATAATCACTTTCAACCATTTGAAAATTATAAGCCGTAGCAAGTTGTTCTAAACAAGCACGAATTGCACTTGAATTTGGAATACAGAAACCGTAAACAATATCGCTTGATAATTCAGTTACATCAACTTTTGATAAATCAATTTTACTATCTTTAATAATTTCTAATACACATTGGTCTAATGGATATGTTCCCATTGTTAATCTTGGGCCATAATTTTTAAGAATATAACTATTTGAACTATTACTATTCATATAAAATTCACAACCAAGTTGAGTAGCATAAGCACTATTACAATCACCAACTTGTTCTGTAAGCCAAGAAGAGTTATTTGTTGTTTCTAATATTTGATAATCACCAGTGTCAACTTTTAAATAATAAATAAAATATCTTGTAACACTAGAAATTACAACTGAAAAAGGAAAATACAATCTTCTAAAAGTTGAATCATAACCAATACTTTTATTTGTTCCTGTTAAATTTGGGTAATTTCCAGCACCATCAGTAATTAAAATATCACTAATAATAGTATCAGTGTCAATATTATATCTCATAAAATAAGATCTGTTTATTGAATTATTATTATATAAAATAAAAATACATCTTGTTATTTTATCAAAATACATATCATTAACATAATAATTACCTGAACTCATAAATTCAGTTTTTAATAATTTAAAATTATCTGTTACTGTATCAGTTTTCATATCATAACAACTTAATACTAAACCTCTATTACCAGTTCCTTGATAGTTTGTTGTTGATATTGTCCAATAACATTTTTGATTAACTCCATCAGTAATAAATAAATTACCATACACCAAACTTGATTGAACTGAACCACCAACTATTGTTGTATCACTTGTTGCTAATGAAAATTTATTAAGTGTTAAACCTAACCCACTTGATATAAAATCAAAAAATTGAAATTTTTTAGTAGCATCAATTGACATACTTATATAATGATCAAAATCTCCATCTTTATAGTTTTGCATATTAGGAGGCGCTCTAAAAGATGCACCAGTATAACCACCACTATCAACCCAAGATGTTCCAGGAAAATTTCTATAATCAATAATTTGTTTAACCTCTAAACTATCTTGATCGATAATATACCAACCAGTTCCATAACCACTAACTGTTTTACCACCAATTACTAAATCACCATTTTGTAAAATATTTATTTTTTTACTTTTAACAAAATCATTATAAGAAGCATTATTTGGTAAAGTAGTATTTGATGCAACTATTGTATTATTATATGGATCAATTTTATATAAACCAGTAGTTGATGCATTTTCTAAATTTGCATAAATAAAACGATTATTATTATTGTATTGTAACCAACCAGTAATTTTATCATTAATGGTTGAACTTGTAGAAAATTTATCAAATTTTCCAGTATTAATATTATCTGGTGATCTCACTACTTCAAATGTAAAGTTTGGTATACGATTTTGAAACTCTTGTAATTGCATATCAGTAAAAACTACATATGCTGTTCCTCTGTATCCTGGCACCTCGCCAACCCCTAACTCAGCCTCAATTGATGGATCTGGTAATTGTGTTTCAGTTCCTAAATAAACTTTAATATTACCACCGATATTACCAATAAAACCATTATTGTTTTGGCTATAATCATAAACTAATTTACCCTCCCACCAAATTCTTCTAACACCAGAAATTATACCCTCACAAAGAGCATAAGCACAAGTAACCCTATAAGTATAAGTTGTAGTTTCTGTTTCTGCACCACCACCACCTTTACCTTGTTCTTGGGTTTCTACATTTTTTGTTTCTTTTAATGCTGTTGAAAATATTAAATTACCACTCATTCTATAAGTTCCAAATACTTTTGGTTTACCAATAGAATAAGAAGAATTAGTAACTTTAAGGTCTGTTAATCTTGGGCCTTCTTGTTTAAATTTTTGAGGTGGTTCTAATGCTCCACCAATCATACTACCAATGGCATAACCAGCGTATGGGTTTCCAAAATACGCTCCGATAACTGCTCCTACTACTCCACCAACTAATCTCATATTTTACACCTTTAATTTTTAATTATTATAAATAAAATTTTCTTAATTTGATAGGTTTTAAATATCTTCATTATCAATATTTTTTATTCCATAAATACCTACTACTTTTTCTTTCCATTGGCTATCAAATCTATGTATAACAACTTTACGACTTAATATATATGCGTGAATTATATAATTTATTCCAATATTCATATAATCACCTAAATATATAGCCAAATGAGTAGCATCACCACCAAAAGCCATAACTAAAATATCACCTTTTTCTAATGTTTCAAAATTTTTAATATCACAACTTTTATTTAAATGATTTATTAAAGAATTACCATCTGGTATTCTTGGGTAATTACTTAAATCATTACCATCTTTTAAAAGTCCAGTATCTTTTGTTGTTTCAACAACTAAACCAGCACAATCCAAAGTTAATTTTTTTTTATCTTCTTCTGTTTCTATTTTATGATTTCCAAAATTTCTTCCTTGGTGTTGAAATTTTACACCCTCATACTTAATAGCATTTTTTACAAAATTATCTCTTAAACTCATAATATTACCTTTTAATAATTAACTTTTGTTCCACCACCACTTGATATAAAATCTAAACCTGGTATTTCCATAAAACCACGATAATTTATATAATTGTTAAATTTATTTTTACAATCTGCTTTATCTTTATTACAACCTGCTGTAAATTTTGCTGTATCTCCAACAGAAATTGCATAATAACTTGGCATTTGTAAAATTATAGTTTTTGTTGATAAATTCCAAGATTTAATTTTATATTTTTTACCAGCATTTGCACCAGTTAAAAATTCTACAATTCCATTATTATAGTAATTATCTGCTTGTGATAATGTATTAACTATAAATTGATTACTTCTAACAACAGCACCAATAGAATCTGTAAAAGTTAAACTTGTTAAATCTTTACCACAACGAGCATCACCAAAAGTAGCATTACAAGATGCTTTATATAAATCTATAATTGTAATTGCAAGATATTGAGCCAATGATCTATATTCTGTTGTATATTGTAATTTATCTCTTTTTACTTCTCCAATAGTTCCATTAATTTCTTTTAATCTATCTGCATAAGAATAATAACCATTTGTTTTTAAAGTCCAATCAAAATCCCATAATTCATAATAAGCATTATTATAAATACCACTTTCTAAATCACTTTCTAAAACATTTATATTATCAATAATCATTTGCCCATCTGCATTATCGACAGACATTTCACTATTTTTTGAAACAGCCGTCGGGGTAAAACCTTTTGAATAATAAACAAGATCAGGTTCTTCAATAAATCTTACATTACTTGTATGAGTAGTAAAACCTAATTTTTTACCATTCTGTAAAACAATTTTAATACAAGTTCCTAATGTTAAAACTTGATTACCAACAGTTCTATTTTTTAAATTATTTGAAATTGTAAGCATAATAATCCTTAATCGTCTAATTCATATTCATTAACTTCATCTAATCTTAATTCAACAAGAGTTACAGCAACAGATAAAGCATTAAAAGTATCATAACTGGTAGTTATAACATCTTCTTTAAAACGAACTGGTAAATAAAACATACCCTCCCAAGTTATATTTTCTGTTCCTTGTATGTATTTTTTTGCATAACTTGTTAATGCTGTATATGTAAAAGTTGAATAACTTAAAGTATTAACATTAATTGTAAAATTATTTGCATCAATAACACTAACAACAGTTACAACCATATGATTTAATTGTGTCATACCTAAAATATTATCTAAGTATAATTTAGTTCCATTTGTAAAACCGTGTCCTGGGCAAGTAATTTGAGCATTTGTTGCTTTTGTAATTGCTGTAATTTCTTTACTTGATAATAAAGGTAAAGAAACAGTACCATTTAAATAATCAACAGTCCAACCAGTCAATACTCCATTATTATAAACTTTAACTGTTCCAGATTGTGGTTTAAATATTCTTTTATAATATTTAGTAAAACTTGGCTCATATACATAAGTTTTAAATAATCTAAATTTTGGGTGTCCTTTTAATACACCATCACTATTTGCTATACCTTGGGAAACTGTAACTTGATTATCTTTTTTACTATTAAATAAGAAAGGAATTAAAGGCCCTTTTGTTTGTAAAAATAAATTTTCAATATCTTGGGCTTCTTCTTTTCTTTTTGTAGTGTAATTAATTGATATTTCCCAAAGGGCATCTTGCCAATCAGCGTTTCTTTGTTCTTTTCCTGAATTAACCATAACAATATTAGTTTTAAACCTTGGGCCAAAAGTAGCACCATAAGAATATTGGTCTGGTAAAACAACATTATAAAATACATCTGCCATTTTATTTATCCTTTTTAAAATACTATATCAGAAATTATATAAAAATAAATCTTTATTTTCTATATTTAATAAATTTTCTTGACTTTTCAAATTACCACTATAATATTAAAAATATAACTAAGGAGTATATTATGAGATCAGGAGATTTTTATTTTAATACACAATTTGAAAAAATAGAAAAAACAACTTTTAGAAGTGAAACACCAAAAAGTAAAATTTTAAAATTAACACTTAAAGAAGTTTTAGAATTAAAAGATTATGTAAAAAATGATGATTTTAGTTTTGATATTTTTAAAGAAAAATTAGATACTATTAATTTTGGTTTATGGGATTTTAATTTTTTTAATTGGTTTTTTAGTTCACAAAATGAATTATTAAAAAGTCAAAAAACTGGTAAATTTGGTGATGGTTTAATTAAAAATTTATTATTAAATAATTTAACTTCAATGGAAAGAAGATTAGAAACAGAAATAGTAAATTTAGAAGTTTGGAAAATAGTTTAAAAAATAACATTATAATAATAGGAGATAAAAAGAAATGGCACAGTTAAAAAATAGATTTAAAGAATATATGGAAAAACAATTAGAAATTAAAGAAACAAAAACAGAGTTTAAAACAAAAGTTATTAAATATGTTGATTTAGTTTTTATGGATACAAATACTTATAATGTAATATCAAAAAATACAGATAATATGCCAAAAACATTAACTTTATTATTTTTAAAAATGTTTGAAAATGAAATAAATAAACAACTAAATTTTGATAATGTTTTTGAAATAATAAATAATTATTGTGAAAAGAAAAATAAAAAGAAATTAGCAATATAAAAAAAAGCCCCATAAGGGGCTTTAATATTTTATAAGTTTCTTTGGGCTTTTCTTAAAGCATTATTTAACATTGCCCCAATCTGTCCCTCAGAATTATTAAAACTTGTAGCATTAGGTGTTTGTAATGCAACATTAATATTAGTTACACCACCACCAGAACCACCCATCCCATTTAAAAAGTCTGCTGTTCTGCTTGCATTCATCATATAACCAGAAGTTTGAGGAATAAATAACTCAGTCCCACCCTCACCAACTTTATAAGGCATCCCCGCTTGCATAAAACCACCAGTAGCCATACCGAATAATGAACTTACCCAACCACCAATGTTATTAAAGAAACTAGAACCACCACCAGAAGATTCACCCATTAAACCACCAAGTAAACCACCACCAGAAGATCCACCACCAAATAATTGTTCTGTTAATTTTTGAGCAACTAATTTTGATAGCATTTGTTCTATTGAACTTACCATATCTTTAAATGCGTCTTTAATTGATTTTGTCCCACCAATTACATCAGAAAAGAAAGTCCCAAAACTATCTTGGAAAGTTTTTGATATATCTTTTGCCAATGGATCTAAATTAGCACGAGTTTGTAAAATTAAATTTTGTAATTCTTTAATTCTTATATTATCTTGTTCGTTTGGAGCAAGTTGTTGAATTAAAGCCAATTCTGCTTCATATTGTTTTAATTTTTCTTCATTTAATTTACCAACTTGTTTATAATAATCAATTTGGCTTAAAGCACCATTTTCTTTAAGAATATTTAATCTTTCTTCACTTAAACCAAGTAAAGCATTTTGTTGTTCTTGCTGTAATTTAAACTCTTTAATTTGTTGATAAATTGGTATTAATTTTTGCATTTCTGGATTATTTTGGTTTTCTAAATTTAATTTACCAATTTCAATATCTAACCTAATTTTTCCAGCACTATATTTATTACCTAATAATTCATCAATACCAGATTTAAAAGTATCAATTGTTTCTTGAACTCTTCTTATATCTTTTTCACGAGCAAATATTGTTTCTTGAACTCTTAAATTATATTCTTTTTCTGCATTTTCTCTTTTATTGATTAATTCCAATAATTTAACTTCTAATGCTTCATTTGCTTTTTTAGTTTTTTTAGTTCCTAAATTTTCTTGAACAATAGCAATTTCTTTATTATAAGTATCTAATTGTTTTTTATAGTCAGCCTCATCTAATGACTGTTTTTCATTATAAAAATCTTCAACAGTCTTTTTATAGTTTTGATAATATAATTCGTTTTCTTTTCTTTTATATTCATTACCCTTTTTAAAAGCCTCTAATTCTTTTTCATATCCTTTTAATAATTCATTAAGAATATCATTTCCTTTACTACTTGAACCTTTACCCTCATCATCTTTACCACCTTTTGCATTAGATGAAAAATTAACACCAGCAATACGAGGATCTATTTTTCCAGCCTTTTTTCTGTTATTTTCCATATTTTCTAAATATTTTTTAACACTTGAATTTTCTTTATTATTTGCTTTATCAAAAGCATCAGCACCTTTATCTAATGCTTTTACTGTGTTAGTAAATAAAGCATTTAATTTTTCACTAGCACTCGCATCAACTCCAGGTAAATTTAATAATTTATTATCAGCACCAATAATTGTTTCCATTGCTTTTTCTTTATTTTTAGCAACTTTTTGTTGAAATGCATCTAAATCTTTGGCAACATTTTCTAAACCTAAACGTCCTGCTGTTCTACTAACAGCACCAACAAAATTATTAAAACTTGTCATTACAAAATCAATTGCACCACCTAAAATAAGACGTATTGAACTTGCAAGAACACTTACAATATCTTTAACTAAACCAAAGGCTATACCTAACGAAGCAACAGCACCAGTAATAATTTTTACAGTTAATTGAATACCGTCTAATTCTTTACCCTCTTCTTGTGTAATACCAACAAGACTTGCAACAGAAGTTATAATATCTCCAAATAAACTAAATACTGAACCCACAATATCAGCAACACTTACAAATATATCTCCAAATAAACCAACTCCCTCAATTAAAGAATTTATTAAAGTTTGATCTTGCATTAAATAATCTGAAACTTCAAAAATAACTTCAACAACACTTTTAAAAGCACCTACTAAATTTTCACCAATTATTTTACCAATACTTTGTAATGTTGCTGTTAATCCATCTAAATTAGAACTAAAATCACCTTTTTTAAATAAACTGTCAGCAATTGGTTTTAATTTTAGTAATTCTTCACTTAAACCACTTGCAATATCTCCTTTATATAATTTTACAGTATCACCAATTTGATCAAAAATACCTCCAACAGTGTTTGCATAAATTTTACCAGCATTAGCAAACTGCTCTAATCTACCTTCTAAAAATTTAACAAAATCATCACCACCTTTTTTAAGAGCCTCTTTATATTCTTTTTGATAAGCGCCACCAGGTCCAAATCCTAAATTCATACCAATTGTTGCTGTTTTATCAATTTTACCTGTAAATAATGCTCTTGTTTCTTGTCCTGTTTGTCCTTTATCTAACCCAAAACCTTTTGCTGCATTTGCAACTTGTGTTGAAATTTTTTCTAATTTTACTGGATCAATACCTAATCTTGCTCCACCACCCACAGCATTACGATACCCCTCAACAACCTCATCAAAACTTGCTCCGGTTTCGATAGCACTAATACGTAAACGTTTCATAATACTTTCAGTTAATACAAGAGATGTATTTAATTTATCCATTCCTGTAATTTGTTGTGTACCTTTTTTAAAATCATATAATGTAGCAACTAAACCAGATATACCAATTTTAGTTGTTTCAGTATCAATATTTATTTGAACACCCTCTCTAAATAAATTAAATAATTCTTCACCGGCCTTTTTAATTACTACTACTGCTCCAGCAATTGAAAGCATACGTCCAGCCGTAGACATTAAAGTACCACCCAAGTTTTCAAATTGTGAGTTAATACTACCTAATAAACTAATTTGTCTATTTAAGGCACTATTCATTTGATTAAAACCACTTTGGGAAGAATTTCCCATATTTTGTAAACTACCTTGTAAAGCCTGTATTTGTTTGGCAATATCTTGAATAACCTTACTGGAATTATCAATTGTATCTATATATATTTGTGATCTATTTGTTGCCATCTTATTTATTCCTAAATTTTTATTTTATTATAGTTAAAAAATTTTTAAATTAAAAGATTATAAATTTATATTATTTTCAAAACTTTTAATAACTTTTGGTATATATGTATTTCTTGCTATATTTGAAAAATCAAATCTTCTTTTAATTGTAACACCTTTTTTTAAAACACCAATTGCAATTGGTGTCCCAGATTTAACTTGTTTAATATTATTTCTTGCTTTATAGTTTTTTCTATATTTAGTTAAACTTTTACTATTTGTTTTATCTATAACTGCAAATAAAACTAAATTACCGTTTACTTTCTTCCAAAATGTTTTACCAGATTTTTTTAAATTTTCTAACATTGTTTTAAAATTTTTCTTACCATTTCTTTTTTGGTATGGTGATTTACCATCAATTGGGAAAGGAATAAATAAACCTTTCTTTTTAACTGGTGTAATATTTGCACCAAACTCAAAAACACTAAAATAAGAAGATCTTGTATAAAATAATACTGCTGGCAATTTATCCTTTTTTTGGTCATACTTTTTACCAGTAAACATACCAGCAAATGTTTTACTTACAACATTAAAACTACCTCTTGCTTTATCAGCCAATTCTTTTTTAGTATCTTTAACTGCTTGTGGTATTGCTTGTTTATATGCTCTGTCTTTTTCTCTATTAAAACTTTGAGCAAATCTTTTAAAACCATCATCAGTTAAAAAACCTTTTAATTTTGTATTTATTTTTGTCATATATAACCTTTTAATATTCTACTTTCTTTATTCTTTCAAAATTATTATCATTATTCAAATTTTTATTTGCTGTTTTTTGATTTATTCTATTATCTCTATATTTATTTACAGTATCACGAATATGTAAAATAATTTCTTCATTATCTCTCCAATTTTTAAAATCTTGTAAATAGCAAAACATTATATAAGATTGCCAATCTATTGATTGATTGGTTGGATCAATAATTTTATTATATAATTCAAAAAGTTGTTTATTCTCTTCTGTTAAATCATAGTCAAAAAACCCCATCTCCTTTAAAAATGGGGTATATGCTGGATCACTTAATTTATCTTCTGGTATTTTTAATAAATTATTATAATAGTCAGTTATGTTTTTTTTTGATCACTAATTTGTTTTTTTCTTTCTAAAACCACAGCATTTACTTGGTGAATAAAGAATTGAATAACCCAAAAATTAACAGCAAAAAACTCATCTAATGCCTCACGGTCAAAATTTAAAAGTTCTTTATTTTCATTTTTTAAAATATCATCAACAGTAATATTTTTCCAATCAACGATATTATCAATAAATTTATCAAAGTTCTTTTTAACAGTTTCTTTTGGTGTTTCTCCCTCTGTAACAACTAAGTCAATCATTTGCTCACGATTAAACTGTTTAAATAAAAATTCAAAACAATCAATTTCTTTAAATTTATTATTTAAATTTTCTTCGTTGTATTCTTCTGCATTTTTTGGAACTTTAATCCAAAATTGTGTTTGCTCATTATATTCTTTTTTTACATTTTTCCAATCAGCCATTTTTTCTTCCTTTGGTTAATATTAACTATAAAAAAATTATATCATAAGAAATAATAAAATCAATCCTTATATATTGACTTTTAAAATTATACTGGTAAATTAAAAAGTAACTAATTAATTATAAGGAGATAAAAATATGAAATTAGTAATTATAGAAAGTCCATTTTTCAATAAAAACCCAAAACAACAAGAGTATAATGTTTTATATGCTCGTGAGTGTATGAAAGAGTGTTTATATAATAATGAAGCACCTTATTTATCACACTTACTTTACACACAAGTTTTAGATGATAATATTTTACAAGAAAGAAATTTTGGTATTGAGGCTGGTTTTGAGTTTAGAAAAGTAATATATAATACTATTGTATATACAGATTTAGGTATTAGTTCTGGTATGGCTTGGGGTATAGAAAATGCTATAAAAATGGGTAACACTGTTGAATATAGAAAACTTAAAAACTTTGAAGAGTTTAAAGAAAATAATAAAAATTTATTAGGAGATAATTAAAATGAAATTAGTAGATGCAAAATCTTTTATAAAATATAATTATCTTGGTGAATTAACTAAATTAGATAAATATGAAATAATTAATAATTTAAGATTTAGATTAACAAGAAATCAACAATTTTTAATTATGAATTGGTTAGAAAATTTATCTTTTAAATATTATGAAAAAATTAAAAAATATTCTTATTATAACAGTTTTGAAGAGTTTTTTAAAAATACAAAAGAATATGAATTATATATAGAAATTAAAAACATTAGAGATTATATAGATAAAAAAGATACATTAAATTTTTTAGGAGGTAAATTAAAATGAAATATAATAAAGAAGAATTAATAAAAGCAATTGAAAAAATACCTTAACCTTTAAAATATGATGATAATTATAATGTAATAAATGAAAAAACTAAAATTATAAAAAAAATACAAAAAGAATATGATTTAGTTTTTTCACAAATTTATAGATTATATAAACTTGATATTAAAAAACTAAATGAAATTTTTAAATAATAAGAAAAACCCCAAATTTGGGGTTTTATCTTTTTTACTTATTAAGCATTTGCATTACTTACGATAATTTCAACTGCACCATTAATAGATGCATCTTGAATACCTTTGAAAGTATAAGTTGCAATTAAAGCCTTGTCTGTTGAAACTGGAACATCACGATTACCAGAAAATTTTGCATTTGGTATATTAAATTTAACAGTATCACTTCCTCTTGTTAAAGTTAATTCAACTGCAAAAATTGTTTCAGAGTTAAATAAGTCATAATAAGTTCTATTTTCAAAATATAAATCAAACTCACCAGAAACCTCACCTTTCCCCTCTACCACATCATCTGCATATTGAGAACCTAAAACATTACTTGCTTCAATACCATTACTAATTGTTAAAGTTCCTTTAATAACTTTTGCTGTTACACCATTAATTTTAATAGTAGTTGCATCAATACCAGCAAATGGAATATGAACATATTCATCTGGGCTTAAATCAATTACTGCTGTACCTTTTTGAGATTTAACACCAATAATATCGGTAGATGCTGTTACTAATGATCCTGGTTCAAATGTAAATTGCATTTGATTAATTTTAACACCAGTGTAAACCTGTGTCATTAATGGACTTGTTCCATTATAAACTCTTTCTAATGTTAAACTTGGTACAACACTTGCTCTTTGATATGTTTTTACATATGGGCCAGTTCCAGTAGAAGTTTTAGAACCTAATAATGCTTCAAATAAAATATCACAACCCTCGGTTGCAATTTCACAACCTAAAGATCCAGATACTGAATATAAACCATTTCTTAAACCAGCAATATCGCGTATTTCTGTAATTGCATTTGATTGTAATTCAGTTGCACTTGAATTAAGTGACTCGCCTACTGTTATATTTTTTAATTTTTGTAGAGAAGTTGCTGGTGTTCCCAAAGTGGTTTCTTTACCAACATTAAAACTTACTCTTGATCCTGATGCTTTTGCCATAATTATTTACTCCATTATTTTTTTATATTTTAAGTTTTTATTTTTTAAAAATCAACATTTTTATAATATATCTTATTATATATCTGCTTTTAGTTCATTTTCAATACATATATAATTAACTACAAAACTTAATATTGATCCACTTGTTTTATTTGCTATTTCCCCAAACTCCATAAATTGTATATTATCAACATAAGAATCACTAATAATATCACCATTAGTATTTAATAATACATTATTTTCATTTGAGTTTAAAGCCTGTTCTACAATTGTTGTAAATTCTTCTATAATATCATCTAAATTATTTGTTGCTTGATAAACACAAGTAATATCAATATTTAAAGTTCTTTGTTGTGTTCTTGGGTATCCAACGGTTGAATTAACAATCAACTCATTAGTAGTTTTTATACAAACTGCTGGTAAATCTTCCTCTTCTAATGCATAAGGATCATTTAAAAATAAATTAACATTTTTACTATTAATTGTTAAACCAGTTAACATTTCAACTAATTTATTTTTAATTTGTTGTCTAATACTTATTGTTGCCATATTTTAACCTTTTAAATAATCGTTTTCCATTTTCATAATTTCTTTTTGTATATCTTCTTCTAAACAATATACATATTCACGAGTTGAATTACAAAATATAGCACAAATTTTTTCTGCTATTTTGGGTATTTCACAAAAACTTAAAGTGTTTGTTGCACCCATAATAACTTGATAATAAGGTTTATCTAATGTGAATAATAAACAATTACAATTATTTACTTTTATATATTCAACTTTAATTTGCTTTTTCTTAACACTTTTTCTTTTAAAGTCCATACAATCCCTTTTCTTTTTTTTCTTATTATTATTAAACTATTACTTTTTCTAATTCACAAGTTGATATACCATTACCATCTTTTCTTACTTCTTTAACAAAAAAATCAATATTTCTTACTTTTAAAGCAAAACCTTTTTTAATAGTATAAGTTTCAATATCTGCATTTTTAACTAAAATTGTTATAGTTACACCATTTACATCTTGATCTAATTGATTTACAAAACCAAACCTTTCATTATAGATACAATCAATAATATTATCACGAGCACCAGTTAAAATACAGTCCTCAGAAAAAGCACCTTTAAAGAAAATATCTAAATCTTCATTAATATAAAATGGTGTTCTTGCCATAATTATTTACCTTTTCTTTTTGTTACTGTTTGTGTTTGTTCTTTATTTTCTACTTGATTATCATTAGTGTTTTTTAAAGTAACTTCTTCACCAACTTCTTTTTTAGTTTCTTCTTTTACGAGTTCTGCTTGTTTAGTATAAACTAAACCTAAACCAAATGCTTTTGAAACTTCTAAAACTGTCCCAGGTTCTACAACCTCTAAATCATACATAGTATGGGATAAAAATTTAATTTTAACTTTTTCCATAATAAACTCCATTTATTTATTTAAAAATTATATCACAATATTTTAATAAATCAATCTTAAAAGTTTTTATTGACATTTTCTAAATTACCAGTATAAATAAATTAGGTATATTAAATTGGAGGTTATTATGCTATCAGATAAATTTGTATTTTTATTAAAAATGTTAGTTATTATTGATGTAATAAGTATTTTAATTTTAATTTATTTACAACAAAATAAAAATAATAAATAAAGGATATATTATGAAAAAAATTTTTATATGGATTAAAAATATTATTATAGGAATGGGAAAAGAAGAATTAAAATTATCATTAAAAAAGGGGTATAAAAATGTTTAAAAATTGGAAATTAGATTTTAAAAGATTATTTATTGCAATTACAGTTTTGTTTTTAATAGTTTCAAATTTTTATTTACTAATTACTTTAAATAAAAATATTCAATTAATAGGACAAATGAATATTTTAATAATACAACAAAATGAAATTATTTTAAAACAAACAAAAGGTAAGTGGATATAAAAAAAAGAAAACCCCAAATTTGGGGTTTTTCTTATATTATTACTTATTAAGCAATAGCATCTTTGATTACAGAGAAAGAACCAGGACGTCTTACTAAAACATCAGTTGCTTGTCTCATATAGATATTTACTTTACCGTATTTAGCAAGTGTGTATTGATCAACGATCAACTCTGGAACACCCCACTCAGTAATACAAACATCAGAGAAATCACCGAAGATAACACCACTTAAATTAGTTCCAGTTCCTTTTGTTAAGTTACTTGGGATGTTATTAGTGATTTGGAACATATCTTTAAACTCGTCCCATACAAAAATACCAGAACCAGCATCAGTTTTAAGTTTCATTAATGCGGCCTTAACTTTGTAGTTACTTACAAATTTAGCATTATCTACATTAGCATCAGTTGCACCCAAAGCACTCATTAAATCAATAAGATTATCACGAGCAATTGCCAATCCATTAATTCCAAGTGAAATTACATTAACACCAGAAGTATTAGCAACACCAGAAGGTTGATTTGAAGAACCAGAACCCCAGAATACAACACGGTCTAATTCAACTGCACGAGCCTTAATCATATCATCCATAGCCAAGAATTGAGCATCTGGAGTCATTTGTTTAAGAGCCAATTCAAACAATTGGGTTTCACTTACTAACATTTTTGGTTTAGAAACTACTTTATCAAAAACAGCACTTGATTCAGTAGAAGCACCAGAGTCACCAACCCAAGTATTTGTCATACCAGAAGTTTTTCTTGGAACTGCATAATCACCGACTAAGCCAGAAACAGTTCTAACACCTAATTGAGCACTCTTTAATTGTGGTCTTAAAATATCAACAAAGTTACTTGCATCTAAAATTTCAGCAACTAAATTTTCAGTTCCAGAGGCATTACCAGATGCTGTATTATATGCTCTTGACATTAAAGATTTAACAGCACTTGCTTTAATGAAAGAAAGAGGAAGAGCCAAACCTTGTAATTCTTGTCCTGACTTTTTAGCAATGTCACGAGAAATTTCTAATTCTTGGCAATCACGTCCAGTAATTAAACCATTAATTGCTCTAAATAAATTATATTCTTTAATTTCTTTGTCTTGTGTTGATAAACCTAATTGATCCATATTCATTCCTTTTGTTTTGTTTGCATTATGTTCTTTAACAAAATTATCAAACTCTTCTTCTGTTTTACCAGATTTTAAGAAAAGATTAACAACTTCATCTTTTACACCAAAAGCATCTGCCTTTTTGAAAATTTCTTGTATATTCATATTATTTACTCCGTTTTTTATATTTTCGTTATTTTTAATTTTATTGTCAATAATTTCAATGTCAATATTTAAATTATTTTTAGTATTATCTAATATTTTATTTCCATTATCAACATTTTCATTAATATTTTTTTGTTGTTCTTCTTTTATCTCAATATATTCTGGTGTTTCTAAACAAGGAACTTCAGATCCAATTGGTGTAATAGGTGTTTGAGGTGTTTGTTCTGGTTCTTTAATATCACAGCAATCATCCATATTATCTTCTTCTGTTTCAATTTCTATTTCAATTTTAATACTTCTTTTTTGTTCTTCATTAGAAATAGAACGAATAACCCCAACAGTATCATCGGCTGGTGTTGAAACGCTTGATATTTCCACTGGTTGCCATAAAACAACACGAACCAAAGGAATATTATCAGCATCATAACCAGTAATAATAGCCTTTAACACTTTATATCCAATAGATATTTTAGAACGAATACCATCAATAATATCTTGAAATACTTCATTAGCAAATTGATTTTTACTAAATCTTACTTTTGCAAAAATTTGTTTTGAAATTTGATCTAAATAAACATCTTCAATAACACCAATTTGTCTTGTTTGGTCGTGTTCATATAAAAAGGCGGCCTTATTTTTCAATCTTGATAAATCTACTTCTGTTTCATTATGTCCTAAAATTTCCCAATATGGGCCAAGATCCCAATCTTCTCTCATATATGGAGTTTCGCTTGATGCACTTAATGTTATTGTTCTATTTTCAACATCAATAGAACCTTGATTAATATCAAAAGATTTTACCCCAAAACTTTTAAAATTTTTTAAAATTTTTTTCATTACAATTCCTCTTTTTTAAAAATTATATCTAATTATTTTTTAATAATCAATTATTTTGATTGTTTGGATCTTGGTTGTTTTGATTATTATTATTTCCATTATTTGGGTTTGAATTAGGATCATTTGGGTTTAATACATTCTCAGCATTAGATAAATTAATACCTTTACTTTTTGCCAATTGATTTTCCCAAGATAATTCATCAAAAATTTCTTGAATATCAATACCTAATTTTTCAGCCTCTCTTTGTCTACTTGATAAACCAAAAGCAACAGCCTTAATACTTGCATTTATATCTTGTTCTGGGTTTACATAAGGGAAACCTCGTCCACGCCATTGATGAACTTTAAACTTATCATATTTATCAAAATTTAAAACAGCACCATTTGGGAATACAATCGCCTTATTAAGTAAAGCATTTTTTAACCATTCCTCATAAATATTATCTAAAACATTTTCAATTAAAAATGTTTGTAATGATTTAAATATTTCACGATCAGAAATCATACCAGCACGAATACTTGAAAAATTAACATTTTCTCTATCATTTGCCAATTCTTCATAAGAAATATTAAAAGCACTTGCAACAGTTCTTAAATTAACTTTAACAAATTTATCATATGTTTGAGGATAGTTTGGATTATTCTCTTTATAATCGTAACCTTGTGGTAAAACGTGAAAAGTTCCTGGTTCTACTTCACTAATAAAATTACCCTCTTCTGTTTCATAATCAGCAATATCTAATTCATTTACATTTTGCCCATTAGAGATAAAAAATCCCATTTTACCAGCACTTGCACGAGCATTAACTAATTCTGCTTCTTGGTATCCCTCTAAATGTTCTAATGTTTCTAAACCAGCAACTAAATGACTATAACCTCTTAATTGTTCTGCATCTGTTGCTTTAAAAATATGTAAACAATCACTTGCTTCAATTCTTATATAATTACCTAAATCTGTTTGTTTTTTTGCTGGTTGTTGCATTCCTGGAACTACTGAAACAATGGTTTTACATATATAGTATGCAATTCTTTTACCATTATCATCAATTTCAACATTCATAATAATTTTATTATTTGTTTTTGGGTTTATTCCATTTAATAAACGATCAAATCTTTCATTATTAATTAATTGTAATTTAAAACCCCATTTATTTAATTCTCTACCACCTTTATGTTTTACAATAAGAAACTCACCATCTCTAATAAGTTGTCTTATCATTAATTCTTCAATTTCTTGTAAAGATAATACACCAGAAGTATCACAATTACCTTTTTTAGTCCAATCCCAAAAACCATCTTGAACTATTTTATTAGCATATTCATCAATAATTTGTTTATATTGTGTTTTACCATCGATTGTTTCTGGTTTATAGTCAGCACCACGAACAAATAAAGTAAAACCTGTTGCTCCAACCACATTTGAAACCATTACATTTAAAAATTTTCTTACAAATGGATTATTTTTTTCATAATCACGAGCAATAGTCATTAAACGATAACCATCAGTATAAACATCACTATTTATATCACTTCTGGATACATTAAAACTATTATTTAATCTATTATTTTTTGCTATATTAAATGATTTTTTTAATATTTTTTGTTCTTTTTTACTTAAACCAAGAAAACTTCCAAGTCTACTTAAAAATGTATTTTTATTTTCTTTTTGTTCCATAATTTTACCCTTTTTAACTTTTTTAAACAATTTTACCTTATAAATATATCAAAATTTATTTATTTGTAAATTTTAAATATACTTTACCTCTACCTTTACCAGATTTAACACTATTTATACGATTTACCTCATTTTGTAACATATTTTTATAATCAAAAAGTTCTTTTAGTGTGAAAACTTCTAATTTTCTACCATCAATTTCATACATTTTTTGTTGAGGATTGGCTGTTTTTTCAATAACAGCAATAACATTTTCTAAGGCTTTTTCAGCCCAAGATCTATTATCAACGGCTGTTGCTGTCATTAAATCTTTTAAAATTTGAACTTTTTTAATACTTCTTGTTTGTCTTGCATTAGAAACACTATTAGTAAATACTGCATTTAATGTATATACACCAATTTGAAATATAGAAGTTTGAGCACTTGTTACATTAATATCATATTTATTATTTATTGTATTTGCTGTAACCATTAAAGGTTGTTCTAATGTGATTTTATTTTCACCATTTGTTAAAACATATTCCATAGTCCAGTTTTCACTTGGTAAAAACTCACAGTAATAGTCAGAACATAAAATACTATCACTTTGATATAATTGATTTGGAAAATTTACTGTATTCATATAATAACCTCTTTTTATAATATAATAAATAAAAATAATTTAAAAATCTACAACTTATCTTTTATATTTACTCATAAAACCACCACTACCTTTTTTAAATGGTGATTTTTTAGTTGTATTAGATAATTTATTAATCATTTCTATTTTAGTTTTTTGTTCTTCTTTTAAAATTTCTTCTTCATTTTTATTTGATTTAAAAAATTTATCACCATAGTCACCAAACATATTTTTATATTCTTGCTCATATTTTACATCGTCTAATAATTCAATATGACATAATGCTCTTGCTATTGAAAAATTATATACGAAAGTATCCAAACTTTCATTCCTTGCCCCACTTGGTAACTTCCAATCTTTAATTGGATATCCTTTTTTAAATATAGTTATACATTTTTCACTAATTAACATATCAAAATATCTTTGATCTAAATCTTTATTAAAATGTATATACTTTGCTCCCTCGTTTTCAATTCCCAAACGATAATAAATTTCTTCTTTTGCTATTTGAGTTCCTACAAAACTTAACTCAATGCCATCTTTTCTATATTGTCCTTTATAAATTATATCTTGTTTTCTTGGAACACTTAATAAAGTTTTTTGATTATGTCTTGAACCCATAATTGCTTTAAATTTTGGATTTTTTGAACAGAAATCATAAACCTTTTGTGTAAAGTGTCCACCAGCGTCAATTGCACAATATCTAACATATAAATCAATACCAGATGGATGAGTGTATGGTCTTTCTACAATTTCTTTGATTGTATTCCAAGCCGTATCCTCATTTAAGTTACCGTAAATTTCTTTATAATAAACTGTCCAACATTCCTCATTTTTACCCCAACCTTTTATATCAATTACTAAACGATCATCTTGGGTATCAACAGCACCAGTTAAAACAATAATACGAGGATCTAATTCTAATTCATTTAAACCATTTTTTGTTCTATTAAATAAAACTGTTGCATCTAATTTTGATTGTTCTTCTTCGTAAATTTCACCAAGGTAAGTATTTACGAAAGTTTTCATTTCGGACTTATCTTTTTTAGCAAGTAAATATTTTTTAACACAATCATCCCAAGTAATGAAAGGTGAATATAAAGCATTAAGTCTATAACTTGGAAAATCTGCATCTGGTTTATCTGCTCTCCATTCTCCTTTTCTTAACATATCACTTTTATAAACTTCTTTAATTTTATATTGGCAAAACTCACACTCATAATAAACACTATCTTTAACTAATTCTTTATCTTGGTTATCTACTGTTTCATATCTTAAATTACTTAAAAATTTTAAAGATTGATAACCACCACAATTAGGACAAGGGCAATAATATCTTTCTTTTGTTCCTTTTTCATATTCTTTATTAATTAAAGAATTTTCATCCGTAGGGGTAGAAGTATAAACAATTTTTTTAGTATCTTTATATGATACAGTTCTATTTTCAGCCAAGGCAATAGGTGAACCTTGCCCCTCGCAATCTGCTGGGTATTCGTCAATTTCATCCATATATAAAAATCTTATAGGTTTTGAACGGAAAGAGGCCGCACTTTGAGCACCAGCAAAGAATATAAAACCACCCTTGTAAGTTTTCTTTGCAACTTTATTATCTGGGCTTTTACCAGTCATTTTAATTAAATCTCTTAATACTGGGCTTGCCTTAATCATTGGTGTTAAACGTTCTGTTGAAAAGTCCTCAGCGTCCCCAATACGAGGCAAAACAAACATTGTATTACCTGGGCTTATTTTCATCATAGATAAACCAAAACATAAACCTAAATTTGATTTACCTATTTGAACACAACCAATAATTGCTATTTTTTTTATACCATTGCCTGGGGTTAAATCGTCCAATGGTTTTCTAAAATATGGTGTAATATCCAAATTTATTAAACCTGGCATAGCCGAGTTTTCTGGTAAATAAATATATTTTTCTGTAAATTGTGAAACAGTAATTGGATCATCGGGTCTTAAACCATTTTTAAAACTTTCTAAAAAAGAAGTTTTATTAAATTTACCACTTAATTTATTTAAATTATTCATTATCATTATAATCTTGCTCCAACTCTTTTAATTGTTTTTCTATATCTTCCACAATATCACTAAATACTAATCTAAACTCCTTATCTAATAAATTAGCAATTTCATTTGGATCACTCATAATAGATAATTGACTTGCAACTCTATATTTAATATTAAATATTTTATCTCTTAACAATCTTGAAATATTAAAATATTGTAATTCTACTAATTCTTTTTCAATTAGTTTATCACTTTCTTTCATAAAATTTAATTGGGCTATTTTACTTAAATAATATTCTTTTCTTGATTTTGATTGGTTAAAATCACTTGGGTCTTCATTTTTTAAAATATCTTCTATTTCT